TGAGACATTAACTATTCCAAAGTTAGCGCCTCCTGCACTATTCCCGACTACTTGAATTAAGCCGTATTGACTGTTTGTTCCGGTGGCAGCAGTAATCGTGCCAACTAATAGGCGTCCCGAGCTGTCGATGCGGGCTTTTTCGCTTTGCGTGGCTGCGTTGGATGTCCCAAATGCCAAGTAAGCACTTCTTTGACTATTACCCTGCCAGGTATCTTCTTTGCCGATTGCTATGTATCCAGCATTTTGATAGTTATCATCACTGGCGTCATCGCCTAAGGCAAATTGAATCCGCTGCTCAATGGCGGTTGTTTGATTGTTGTGATCCCAAAACAGCGTCATGCCGTTATGGGTTCCTGTGTCGGTTGTATGGATATTTAGGAGACCTGTCTTATCTGCAATAGTTGTATCAGATAAATTAGTGCCAATCCCCAAGCGTCCCGAGCTGTCGATGCGGACTTGCTCATTGTTGTTATTTGTATGGAAAGAAAGAGCGTTTCCACCTGTACCATTTCTAAATACAATGTTTCCTCTTACAGTATCACCAGTGTCACCAAATTGAAGTTGGGTAAGATTATCTGCATCTGCCGTAAGACGAAGTGCAGGCTCGGTATCGCGGAGAGTTAGAAGTGCCTCAGGACTCGCAGTGCCAATCCCTACCGCATCTGCGCCAGCATCAACAAAGAACAGGTTGGCGTTGGTATCACCCTCAACCCGGAAATTAACGTCCGCGCCGCCATCGTTAAACACCACCTCAGTGGTGCCAAATTCCACCCGCTCAGTGCCATTCGTAGCAATGGCAAGCTGATTCGCTGCAGGGCGGAAAAATCCAGTATCAAGGTCAGAGGCAAAGGCAAGACCTGGCGAACCAGCCGTACCGTCCTCCATCAGCAGCGTGCCATCCAATTCCTGAATGACAATCCATGCATCGTTGGCGGCGTTGCGCAGCTTTAGCTGGCTGGCAGTTGTATCCGCCCACCACTGAAATGCAAATGTCGTTGCCGGCTCACTTGCGCCGCTGTTGTTGCTAACGATTGCCGAAAGGGCATTGTTCAGGTCGGCACGAAAGCTGCTGCCCGTCTGGTTAGCAATGTTGTAATCGTGCTGTGCCATTAGGTGATCTCCCTTCCGTAGCCGATGGCGGTGTAAGTGAAGTCTCGGCTGACCGGGTTGCCAGCACTGTTCTTAAAGGTTACCTCGAACCCTGTGCGTGTGACATTTTGCACCTCATAGAAGTCACCCGTAGCCATATCAAATCCCGTAATGCCCATGCTTGGTGCCTGATAAAACGCATCGGTGAACGTCACGCTGTTCACGCCAGCCGTGCTGGTCAAAGTCGTGCTCGCCTCGGTGCGCTGATCCAGCTCTAACGTCGCGCCAAGCTCATCAATGATGATGTTCTGCGCCTCGTTGGTGCTGGTGGCAATCGTCTTGAACTGGAAGCCGCGACCACGGGTGATGGCATTGGCAAACACACGCCATTCGCTCCAGGTCGGCGTGCCGCTTGGGTCATCCTCGGTCGTGCGGACATAAAGCGCCGCGTCCACATCGTCCAGCAGGTCGCCGTCGATGCTGGTCCAGGTATCAATGAGCGCGGTGTTGTCATCCCAGAGATCGCCTGGCAGGTACGGGCGAGCCACGAAATGACGGCGCAGGACCATGTCAAACACGCCGCCCAAATTCAGCGTGCTGTCAAATTCATATTCGCCGCTGCCCTCTGAGCCGCCAACAGCGTCGATACTCTCCAAGCCATCCCACAAGTCACCGCCGGTTGCCATGTCATCGACAAGCGTGCCGGTGTTCAAAATCAAGCCGTCCAGCTCTTCGCTGTAGAGCATGTCGGTGTAGTTGCCTTGGAACGGCGGCGACTCCTGGTCTTCCCGGTAGTTCTGCACCAGCAAGCGCGGCAGTGGCGTGGGCAGATCAACAACAGCAGTGGCGGCAGTGGTTGAACGGTGCCCGGTGTCATCCTCAAATTTGATCAGGTAGGTGCCTTCCAGCAGCGGAACCTGTTTCTGGGTTTGGCTGCCAGCTGCGGCGGCGACGATGCTGATGCTTTCCTCCCATGCCGCAGAAACCAACGCATTGTTGTGGCGGATCAACACCTTGCCGCCCAGCAGCACATCCAGATCGGTGGCGCGGGTCCAGCTCAGGATTCCGGTTGTCGCTGAGTTTGGAATGATGCTCAGATCAGAAGGGTTGCCAGGGTTGGCGGTTTTGCCCTCGGCTTCATAGGTCAGCTCGGCATAGGTTGCCGATGGCTGCAGAATGGCATTCAGGCTGTAGACCCGGATTGTGTAGGTATCAGCGGTGTTGTCGAGAATTTCGTAGTCAGCACGCTGAATTACTTGGCTGTTCCAGTTGTCGTTACCGCGTCGCCATTCCACCCGGTAGTTATTGACGCCCAAGACGGATTTCCAAGAAACAATGATCTTGGATGCAGCACGCTGATTGAGTTCATAGAGTGTTTCACTAGCGGTTAGATCCGTTGGCGTAGCTGGACGCGAGTTGATTTCCGTGATGTCCCGCGTTTGCAACGGACGGTCACGTTCGACGTAGCTGTATTTGCCGGAGTTGTACGCCAGGGCGCTGACGGTGTATTGGATGCCGTCGTTTTCCTGTACGGACAGAACGCGCCAAGTTGACGTTTGCACGCTGTCGTTTTGCAGGATCCAAACGCTGTTGGCATTAGGTGCTGCGCTAAACGCCGAAGAAACGGAAATGACAGCGCCGCTGATTCCGCTGACCGCTTTGGTTTCAACCGTTCCGTCAGGCAGAACCACGCTCAGCGTTGGGTTGCTGGTGGTTACAAGATCCGTTGCTGCCGTATCGTCCACCGTCACGGTGGTTGTGGTTGCCGCGTTGATGCGACCGCCACGGCGAACGCCAGCCTTGACCGGATCCGCAATCTCGATCACCTGACCAGGACGCACCAGCACACCGGCGTCAACCGACGTAGTGAACGTGACAACTTCAGTCTCTTGCTGCTCGGAGTAGAGCATCCACTCACCGAGCCGGGCAGCTTGACCGCGACTGGTGCAGGCAAAAGCCTTGACCGTGGCAGTAACCACGCCGTACTTGCTGATGCCGTCTCGATCTTCAACAACCTCATACGCCAGCTCTTGCGATTCCAGATCGAAGTAACTAACGACCGCGACGGTGTGGCGGGTCTTTAGGCTGCTGCCGCTGTAGGTGAAACCTTCCTCGGTGACATTCGCCAGCGTGAAGAGATAGCTGGTATCGGTCGGCTTGTCTTGGCTGACCGTCAATGTGCCAGTTGCCCAGTAGGGCATGACGCGCATGACCGAGCAAAGCTCGTTAATCAGCGTGTACGCCTCGTCTTGGTTTTGGATGATGCAGTTACAGCTAAAACGTGGCTCTTGACCGCCAAAACCATCGGGCACCAGAGCTGATGCATATTGGCTGGCAGAGAAAAACGCGAATTTGTCGAGCTGGCTAGCAACAATGTGATCACCAAAGCCGTAGCGGGTGCTGGTCAGTAAGTCCCACAGAATCCACGCTGGATCTGAGGTCCAAACTGCAGCGCCAAACGTTCCATCCCACACGCCGCTGTAGGTGATCCTGCCGGTGGTTGAATCGACCGTGCCGTTGCTTGGGATGGCAACCTTGATACCGCGAATCCGATAGGTGCGGTTTGGAATGCTGTTGAACTGCTCAGCATCCAATTTCATGCCCATCAAGGCAGAGTTTGGATAGCTCAGCTTTTCGTAGATGATTTCGGTATATCCACTCCAATAGAAGTCGTTAAATAGCTGACCAGATGTGCTGTCGGCTGTGTCTCGAACAACGCGAATATCGACAGGAAATGCGCCAGTCAGATTGACGATGTAGTCCTTTTGGTAAGAGTCAGCAGTTCGCCCCTCAATCGTGTCTGAAATAACGTCTGAGAATCCGCCGCCGTTGTATTGCGCCTGAATCCTTAGGTCAACCTTGCTGCCAAGAACGTCGCCAGCAGGCGTAAAGGCTTCAAGGCGAGGGACCGTCAGCGTAACTCTGACAGCATCAACCTCGGTGTTGGTGATGGTGCGGGTGACAGCTTGGGTTGAGGTGGTGTCATTGATGTAGGACCAGCTGACACTGACTGATGCGGTGCGCTCTCTGTAATCTCCGCCAGTGCCAGTGGAACTGACCACAGACTCGATACGGAAAACCTCGTCAGTGCTTAAGCCGGTCAGGCTGATTTCAAATGTTCCAGTGGCACCACCGCCGCCACCCGTTCCACGCAAGGTATTGGTGGAGTCGTAAATGTTAATTGTTTGGCTGAGTGAGCCGCCGGTATCACCAGACCATGAATACACAACGCTAAAAGTAAGATTTAGCGCATCAGTGATGCCGGTTTTGATCGTAACCGTGCGACCGTCGTTTTCCCGCTGTTGCGTGTGGGTGTAGTTGACAAAATCATTGTCACCATTGCGGACGATGTAGCCAACACCTACAGTCTGCTCGTTTTCAATCGCCAGGTTGATTGCGTCCTGTGATTGTGTGCCGTACCTAGGCGACAGAGTGACGTTAGTAAAGTTGTAGTCAGCTGTTCCTAGGTTTGTCGGATCGGCACCTTTGCGAACGACAGAAACGCCGTTCATGTAAATATCCTGAAGCGCCGCGTTGTTATAGTTTTCAGTTCCTTTTGTGTATCCAGCCGCAGAAGGAAATCCTTCGATCTCACCTTCACTCAGTAGGTCAATAAACGTCGCATATTGCTTGCTGGCAAGGTTGTCCTTGGTTGTGGTCGGCGTCCGGTTAGACCCGGTGTTGGCGCGAACAACAACCGTATTGTTGACCTGAACGGTGGGACCGCCACCACCAGCGCCACGGATGATCTCAGTCATACCTCTACCTGTACGGTGTCGATGCCAGCGGAGATCACAACTGATCCCACAACCATTTCGCCATAAACCAGCGGAACTGGCACGCCTTGCCTGCTTGTATTTTGTACGCCGCTAAAGCTGTAGGACGCTTGCGGATCAAGCTCGGTGCCTTCCGTGCTGGTAGTTGTGCCGCCGCCAAAGGAAGGCGTCATACCGATTGGCGTAAGGCTTGGCGCCGGAGTCAACATTTGAGCGACACCGCCCAGAACCAAAGCTGAGCCGATTGCAACGCCAGCAGTTGCCACGGTGCCAATGCCAGCCAAGCCGCCCAATGTCACACCAGCCGAAGCGATGGCACCAATGCCAAAACTAAGGGCAGCAATCGCCACGCCGGCAATAATTTGCCCCACGCCATTACCCGCGCCACCAATCACCGGAACAATGCTGATGACCTGCTGCCCGGATGGCTGATGCAATTCATCCAAGGTCAAGGCATAACCGCCAACACTCACCTTGTAGTGCTGGTCCGCCATGTGCCTTTCAAGCTGCGGGAAATTTGCCAGCAAAAAACGCATCGCCTCAGCAGCACTGCCAACAGCTGCCCTAAACGTCCGGCGACCTAAAAATTTCGCCAGCTGCCCATAAACTCGAATCTCGCGGAGCATGGGTCTTAGCTACCTGCTTCCATCGTATTGAAGTCCGGATGCCGAAGCACGCGCCCGGTGCATTTCTGC